TGTTGACCTTGTTATCGCAGGAGCGATTGGAGGTACGGCTACTGGAGGCACTATATTTAATGTCACAGGTGGCTCGTCAGGATTAATTGATAATAGCGGCCAAACTACAAGTACGTTAAATTCATACGCTACCGGTGGAGGCGCCCCTGGTGTTACGGGGACTGCCTTCCCTTCAGGAAGCATAACCAATGGCGGCAAACTTGCCCTGACGGGGAATTACGAAAACGCAACAGGCGGCGCTGGCATGGGTGGCTCGTCGGGTTCGTTAGACGTAAATGTCGCGTCATCAACAATATCAACGTCTGGTGGGTCCGGTATTGCATCCGGCGAAGACAACTTGAATGGATCTTATTCTCACTATTACAACCCCGGCAATACCGTAAACGTCTCTGAGATAGGCGTTACGGCCTTGCATCTGCTCTCTCCAATAGGACTTATATTAGGTCATGGCTCGGGCGGCCGCGGTGCAGTTTCCCTTAACAGCTCGCTGACATTCTATGGTATCGGGTTCGGTGGTGGTGGTGGACGGTGCGGTGGCAACGGTGTTTCAGGATCGTACGTTTCCGGCGCAGGTAGTTGGGGTGGTGGTGGAGGCGGATTTTCGGCAGGGGATGGATCAGCGGCCAGTACTTGTGGTGCTGGCGGTAACGGCCTTGTTCTTATACAAGTTTTGGAGTACTTGACATAATGGCAAAATACAAAGTTTTGGAAAATGGACAAGAGATCAACACGATTGTCGCCAACGAACCGTTTATGAAGGCCAATTACTCCGAATATGAGCTTGTGCCGCTAACGGAAGATCAAATAAATGCTACCGCAATTCAATGGAGGAATGGTCAGCTACAAGCTACTGATTTTATAGTGCCTACTACTGATTTTCCCGATCACGCGGCATGGATAACCTACAGAGAAGAACTGAGGGTATGGCCGGACGATCCTGAGACTACTGGGTTTCCGGATACTAGACCTGAAGCTCCCGGCTCACTTCCGGGGTAGCAGGGATCGCTGATGGAAGAAGAGGGGCAGGATGTATTTGAGTTTAGGATTCGATGCCAGGCGCTTGCCGCGCAGAGAGACGCGGCTTTAGCGGAAATTGTTGAACTGAATGTTCGTTTTGCTGTTGCGAATCGGACGAATAAAAAATTGGAAGCAAAACTGAATGCCAGAGACATACAATCAGGGGATAATTAATACTTACGAATCCACGGCGTCCGATGATGTTGCTGTGTCAGACTACTCCCCGTCGACGACAAGCATGGACTATGACACTGACACGGTAGAGGGCCGAGTTCAGGGGATCATTGCCAAGAATTCCGCTCCGATGCGGCAAGCCAGATCCCGATCACAGCAAGCGATGGAAGGAAGAGGGCTCTTAAACTCCTCACTTGCCGTCGGCGCAGGGGAATCGGCATTGTACGACTATTCGCTCCCTATGGCCTCTCAAGACGCAAACGCATCAATCCAAAACAAGCAATTTAATGTCGGTCAAATGAATGAGGCTGGACGTTTTAATGCGGGGGAATCAAACAAATTTGGCTTGCTTGACGTCCAAGGAAGGCAGCAGCTTGAACAGACTGCAGCTCAAGGCAATGAGTCCAGGCTAAATATCGGCGCTCAAGGCAGGGAGTCCAGGCTAAATATCGGCGCTCAAGGCAGGCAGTCTCGGCTAAACATTGCCGCCCAAGGGGAAGTCGACCTTGGACTGATGAATAGAAAAAATGAACTAGATCAAATTCTTATTACAGCGGAGGGCGACCAGAGAGTAAGGGCTGTTCAAGAAAGAGCAGCGGTCGATGTAGAACTTCAGATCATGGCTAACCAGAACAGAATAGATACTCAAAGCATGAGCGACCAGAACGCTCAATTATTACAGACTATAGCGAATGAGTATGCTGGGATCTTGCAGGGAAGCCGTGACGCAATGCTCGTCTACACGACAGGCCAGGCAGCGATAGGTGAAATTTTAGCGGATCCGGATCTTACCCCCGAGGCTAAACAGGTGCTGGTTGATGCCGCTCTACGGGGCATAGAGGATGGCCTTACGTTAGTTGGCGGCATACTGAACATGGATCTTAACGGCCTTTATTCTGGCTACCCTGACGATCAGGGGGGGTCCGGGACTCCTCCTGCGGATGATGTACCTCCTTCAGGAGAGCCAACACCGGATGCAGACGGTAGATATACCTTTAACCATCCAACCTACGGCCCCATAACGGGTCTTACGCGGGCTGGTTATGATCAAATAGAAGCGGAAACATATGGGGAGCAGATGCCCGACGCTAATACCGGCCCTGCTCCAGGGCGGGGTGATTATGCGGTGGCAGAACGAGAAACAGAGACAAGTTGTTTTGTCGCTGGAACACCTATTGATATGGCGGGCGGTGGCTTTAAAAACATTGAACACATTGCCGTTGGCGATGAGGTTAATACTCAGAACGGTTCGCTAGATACAGTTACTTTTGTTCATGATATTCCTGAAGCTTTAAGAACGCTTGTTACGATTAATGACAGGATTACCTGTACCGATTCTCATCCTTTCTTAACAGAAGATGGTTGGAAGTCTTGTAACCCAGAAGCTTCTAAACCGACTTACGAAGAATACGATATTGAGATCGGTCAACTAAGAGTTGGTGATAATCTCGTTACCGTTAACGGTCTAGAAGAAGTTACTGAGCTAATCAGCAGAGAGGAACTTGCGAAGGTTTATAACTTTACGACTGATAGAACACACACTTATTTGGTCGATGGCGTTGTTGCGCATAATAAAAGTTATGCGACTGGTAATAGGGACGGCTCCAGCATGATCCAGGCTGCTCCAAGGGAGGAGGATTATGCGGTGGCAGAACGAGAAACAGAGATAAATTGTTTTGTCGCCGGGACACCTATTGATATGGCGGATGGTAGTTCTAAAAACATTGAAGACATTATCGTTGACGATGAAGTTAATACTCAGGATGGTTCACTCGATACAGTTATTCATGTTCACGATATTCCTGAAGGACTAAAAACGCTTGTTACGATTAATGACAGGATTACCTGTACCGATTCTCATCCCTTCCTGACAGAAGAAGGTTGGAAATCTTTTAATCCAGAGGCATCAAAGCCAACTTACGAAGAGTATGGTATTGAAATTGGCCAACTAGAAGTTGGTGATAATCTCGTTACCGTTAACGGTCTAGAAGAAGTTACTGAGCTAATCAGCAGAGAAGAGCTTGCGAAGGTTTATAACTTTACGACTGATAGAACACACACTTATTTGGTCGATGGTGTTGTTGCGCATAATAAATCGCGACCTCAACGACGCGCCGGAGAAAGTTGGTTCGACTACCACGCAAGGATCGGGACGCCTACGCAATCAGAGGAAGAAGCTCGAGCAGCCGGATACTATAGGGATAGCGGCGGAGTTTACAATGTATAGAGATAAGTTCATTTTTAACAACTATGGCGGAGCTGGCTAATGCCCGTATTAATAGCAGATTATCTACCAAACCTGTCTGACTTGAATCCGGGGACAAACACTGCGCCTCAGACCGGGTACGAGCCTGAAAGCGAATCTCAGGGCAACGAAGCCAGAGTAGAAGAGGGCATAAAAGAAGGCCAGATTGAGGCTGCAATACAAGCTGAATTGGCGGCGCTGGGTGTTTCACGTGAAACAACTAACGAATATGGGATTGGTGATAATGAGATAAATTTCCAGCCCGTCTTGGTGGATGGCGACCTAGAGGATTGGATGGTAAGTTTTTACGGTGGCGCTCAGGATGGGCAAGAGGTGGCTTCTTCCTTTCCGTCAAATGGCTCACCCTCGATGGACAATACGTCTACAACCGAAACTAATTCCGGAGAAATAGTAAACGGCTGGAGAGATAACACGAGGGCAGGGCTTATAGATAGCCCACTGGGAGATAATCCCAATACTGTCGATACAGCCACTATCGGGGTGGATGCAGTAACGCAGGACGCAGAGACTACGACCACAGAAAACTGGGACAGCAGTCTTTATGATCCTTTAGGGCTATTGGAAGATCTATTCGGCACAGGGGCCGCGCAAGGAGGATTTAGTATCTTTGGCAGCCCTCCGCCAGCAGGTTACGGGGTAGAGGAGCTTCAGAAGCTTTACGTGGATGCTATTCTCGACCAGATTTCTGATGGGACAATTGATGTTGCAGACGTTAACCTGGAAGTGCTAAAGAGTATCGGGGCAACAGAAGATCAGATCGCGGCGGCAGGTGCGAATACGACTACCGCCGAAAACAGTCAGGACATCAATCGGTCTGACGTAGGCCCTCTAAGCGAAGAAAACACTGGAAACAATCCTCTCAGCAATACAAGCGGTGGGTTGGTTGGTGGGGTTGTGGGTACGGGTACGACTCTTACGCCTGAGCAGCAAGCCATACTCGACGCTGAAACCGCTGCCCAAGCTGAAGCCCAAGCACAAGCCCAAGCACAAGCCCAAGCCGCTGCCCAAGCTGAAGCACAGGCTCAAGCACAAGCACAAGCCGCCGCTGCTGCTGCCGAAGCTGCCGCTGAAGCTCAAGCTACTGCTGATGCTGAAGGTACTGCTGCCGCTGAAGCTGCCGCTGCCGAAGCCCAAGCACAGGCTCAAGCCCAAGCACAAGCCGCTGCCGAAGCCCAAGCACAAGCCCAAGCACAAGCACAAGCCGCTGCCGAAGCCCAAGCACAGGCTCAAGCACAAGCTGAAGCTGAAGCACAAGCCGTACTCGACGCTGAAACCGCTACGGGTACGACTCTTACGCCTGAAGAGCAAGCCATACTCGACGCTGAAACCGCTACGGGTACGACTCTTACGCCTGAAGAGCAAGCCGTACTTGACGCTGAAAACGCTGCGAGTGGAACTGAGCTTCCTCCGGAGGGGAATAAAACTCTTGAAGATACAATAAACGAGATATTGGAAGGGGATGGTAATGCTCAAGAGATTCTTGACGTTCTAGGCGAAGGTGTTACGGCAGAAGATCTTAGAGATCTTCCCAGTAGCACAATGCTGCAAATCTGGAAAATTCTTGCAAACCAGTTGGGTAATCCTGCTGCGGGCCTGATGAAAGAGAGCATTCAGGATATTCTGAACAACCGGATGAGGGAGACAGGCGAAGTTATTGCCGTTGTGGTCGAGAACGAAGATGGTGTGCGGGAAATTAATACCGTTAGAAATCCTGAAGACTGGGATAAAGTGCCGCCGAATTACGTTACAGCCGAGATAGGAGATCCTGAAGACACTACATTCTTCGAGAAAATTGTAGGTTGGTTTGGTAGTGGCTCTAATCTTGCTCCCATCCTTCTTTCGGCAGGCCTCGGAGGGCTTGTGGGGCTGTTCACTCCAGATCAAGAGGATATAATTAAAGCAACCGCCAAAGAAGAGGAAAGGGCTCTACAACGCGGTAATCAGCGCATAGAAGATAGTGGCGGGATTTACACAGGGATCGGTGGTGGCAATCCTGATCGCGGTAGTGGACTCATATCAGGCGTTCGCGGCCCTTTAAGAGACAACTTTGGTAATTTGGTTCATGACCCTAAGACTGGGCAAGTCGCTGGATCTAGGCTGGGGATTCCAGATGGGCCTAAGAGCTTTGCCCCAGATCGTGAGCCTGTAGATCATATGGCAAACATAAAAGCTCGAAGAAAAACTGCAGGCCTTATTTCTGGAGTATCGTATCAGACCCCTAAAATCTTGACCCCTCAGAATAACTCAGCAGGAACATAAAATGTCTAGAGAGCCTACGCCAGAAGAGTCTGGGATTTACGAGCAGTCTATGGAGGCTGTTGCACAAATCCTATATTCGGATGAAACTCACAGCAAAGTAATGACGATCCTTCAGAGCGGGGCTCAAGATCCTTCGAAAGCTTTGGCGTCGGCCGCCTCGATAATTCTTCTTCAGCTAAAGGAGCGATCTAAGGGCCAGCTAACTCCCGAGATACTCCAAGGAGTTCTTAAAGAGCTAATGATGTTGCTGGGGGAATTGGCAACCGAGTCGGGAGCGTTTGAGGTAAACCAAGATGTGATGATGCGGGCGCTACAACAGTGCATGTCTGTAGTTGGTACGCAGCAGGGGGAAGAAGACCCTGCACAACCACAAGGACAACCACAAGCACAAGCACAAGCACCGATGCCTGAAGGTCAAGGCGGATTGATTAGCGGAGCAATGGGGTAATTTATGGCAAGCGGGTTAGCAAAATTCATGGGAGGCGCTGCGTCGGCAGGCCTAGATGCTTACAAGACATCTCGAATGGCTGAACTTCAAAAGCAGCGTGACAATCGACTTCAGGCGTTCAAGAACAAGAGCCGTCAAGAAGATATGTGGATGGCCAAAAAGAAGATGGAATCTGACGCTGAGTGGAGAACCCAGCAAAGTGAATATCAGGAGAACGAACGCGTAGCCCAGGCAAAGTTTAGGGCTGATCGGTTAGCGGCCGAAACGGCCGAAAAGGCGGCAAGCGCGGCTGCCAGAGAGAGAACCCAGAAATTCCAAGCTAATATTCAGAAGCTGAACCAAGAAACGTCCAGGCTGAAGAACCAGGAAATCGAGGGAGATATCGCTGATAAGAAGGTTGCCAGGGAGCTGCTGGCAGCGGCTAGAGCGGAGCCTGATCCTGTTCGTAAAAATAAGATGATGGATGAATTCTTCGAAGCCGCTGGGAAAACGAAGCGGTCAACAATAAAGACGAAGGACGAGGACACCGGCAAGGAAACTATTTCCCACATTTTGAATGGCCGCGTGGTTGCTTACACAGTGACCAATGATGAAGGCGTCCCCGTGACAACCCCTATCAAGAAGCTGGGAGAGATTCACGGGAAGAACTTTGTGAACGCTGACGCTATTGTGATCGCGTACAATCAAGGAACTTTCGGCAAGCCTGGAACTGACGAAGCCATCGCCTGGGCGAAACGAACTGTCCGTGAGATGGAGACTTTTCAAGAGAGTGCCGCTCCGGACGAAATTCCTGAGCCCGCTCAAGATACTGAGCCCCCTCCAGAGACTGAGCAAGACACTCCTGGTCAGAATAGCACTGCCTCTCCGGCTGATAGAGAGCGCATAATCCAGCTAGAGGCTGCTTTGGCGAAGCGAAAGTCTCTAGGAATGCCCACGGAAGATCTCGATAGAGAGCTGGCCCAATTACAGGCCGGGGCAGGATCTAGCGTCGGGTTGATCGCTCAGATGGATAACAGCGCCAACACGTTCGGCCTCTTTTAAAGAGGGTATTGTGGCCTTATCTGAAGAAGAGCTAGACTCCTTGTTCTCCTCTCCTGTCGAGGAGAGCCTTCCGCCTGCCGCACTATCTACGCCGTTCCAAGGGAGAATGAGCGACAAAGATCTTGACGCCCTATTCGAGCGCCCCGAAGATCAGCCCGATTCAATGTTTGAAGCCTTTTCGTTCGGTCTTGAGCGAACTTGGAATGCTCTATCCACAACTGTTGCCACCTACGACGAGGATGCCGGTGAGGTCGAAAGACTTGCCGGGGAAGCTGGCGACATTGCCAAAACCCGACAACAAGAAGCCTTCATGGCCCAGATCGCCAGCTCCGAGAGCGAGGGGTTCTTTGATTCTCTCTCTAATGTTTCTGTTGCGGCGGTTGATAACAAGGAGGGCGCACTCCACGAAATGATTGCCCAGACGCCTAATATGGCGGCTGCGCTGGCCGGTGGTTTGACACTGGGTAAGGCCGGGATGGTGCTTGGTGCTGCTGCGGGGCCAGCAGGATCTGCGCTGGGCGGTGCGGCAGGGATGATTCTTGGCACGACCGGGTTCTTCTTGGGCATGGCGATGGGCAATGCTTCGATCGAGACAGGATTCATCGCGCAAGAAAAAGCGGGCGCCATAGGCGAGATCACGAAAGAGGCGATGGCAGAGGCCAGAACGCAGGGCGCGATCAAGGGCGGCGTCATTGCTGCGGTAGACACTCTGACACTCGGGATCAATAAATGGTTGATGGGAGCGCCTGGAAGAGCTGTCGAAAAGGCTATATCAAAATCTCTTGTGGCTCAAGGTGTAGATATTGCGGATAAGGCGGCCTTGACTGCCGCCTTTTCCAACAAGATGATTTTGAAGGATGTAGTTGATGTGGGAGTCGCGGCTGCCGAAAAATCCTTGTCTCTTGGGAATAGGGGGCTGAGAGGCGGAACGGCCTTCACCCTGGAAACTTTGTCTGAGGGCGCGGGAGAGGGGCTTGGTAGCCTTGCGGCGGGGTTAGATGTCAGTTACACCGACATGATATTGGAATCTTTCCTAGCGGCCCCCATGAGCGCCACGGAGCTGTGGGTCGCCAAGAAGTTGGCAGGGTCTGAAGGAAATATCCCTGGGCAGGGAAGGATTGCCGGGTTTGTCGTTGACGGGAATGGCAGTCCTCCTCCCGGTGGCAGTCCTCCTAGCACCAGCGGTGGCTCTATTCGTGAGGCTATGGGGCTTCCCCCTCTTGGCGATCAGCTTGTCGAAGAGGTCACTGCGGAGTACGAAGCAAACAAGACGACAATAAACCTCATGGACGTAGTTGATTCCGTTATGGGGCAAACGGGTAGTGTTGATGCAGCGATCGATGTTGGTCAACAAATTCTAGCGAAACAGAAAGCAGACGTCATTGACACCACTCTGACTGAAGAGCTGTCCCGGCAGGAGATTCAAAAAGAAGCGGAGATGCAGGAAATATATGATATTTCCAAAGAGAAAGTCGCTCTGTCAGAAGCGGCCGCGCAGGATGAGGCCAACGACACCTCGGTAACCAAGCCTGCTGGCTCCTTTGGGGCGACTGCTGCGCCAGAAACAGCTATGGGTATTGCGCTTCGTGAGGCCCAAGAGTTTGAATTTGCAAAGATAAATAAAGCCAGGCTTGATGCAGGCCTCGCTGAGTACAGCAAGCCGCCTGGGGATCTAACCAGCGACTCTGAGGCTCTTGCTGAGAGTGATGAGTATGCTGATGACGCGGAAGCGATGGCGGCCGGAGAAAAGGAGCGTATAGCTGGCAGCTTAAATGAATCAAAACAGGCCCAAGAGGCGGGGTATCCTGCTGACGAGGCTGATGGAGTGCCAGCCGAGCCCAAGATCGAGTCAAAACTTACCGAAGAAGAATTTAAAGTTCGGGTAGCTAAACTGGGCGAAGAGCTGGAGCAGTCGCCAGATAAAGTCTCATTTGGAGATTTTTTGATTGCCCAAGGCGGTGTCCGGGACGACAACGGCGAGATGAAAAGCAGGGATCTCGACTTGGTGCAGACAAACGATAATGGGGAAACTTTGTTCTCGGGCATGAAGCTCATGCGTGATGACGGGATCTCGATGGAGGAGGCAGTTGAGCGCGGGGTAGAAGCAGGGTACATCCCTGAAGATGCTTTGGGCATGGACGGGATGATAGGGCCCGAAATCCTTGAGATTATAGAAAAGGAAATTGCAGGAGTCCCCACATACCCC